TCCCACGCCTTCCAAGGTCCTGGTGGTTGGTACATTGAGAACTCACTGACTACTATTGGTCAGAAGGATCCCCTTGGCGAATACAACCGCGAACTGTGGAACAGTGGTAACGAAACCGATAAGGACACTGTTCGCAAGCAGAAGCGTAAACTGTCTTACTACAGCAACATCTATGTTGTGCAGGACAAGGCAAACCCTCATAACGAAGGTAAAGTCTTCCTGTTCAAGTATGGTAAGAAGATCTTTGACAAGATCATGGAAGCAATGCAACCTGAGTTTGAGGATGAGACTCCGATCAACCCCTTTGACTTCTGGCAGGGTGCTAACTTCAAACTGAAGATCAAGAAAGTTCAAGGTTACTGGAATTATGACTCGTCTGAATTTGATCGCGTTGCACCACTCCTGGATGACGACGATGCTCTTGAAGCCATCTGGAAGAAACAGTACTCGCTTACTGCCCTGACTGCTGCAGATCAGTTCAAGACCTATGAGCAACTGGAGAATCGTCTGAAGATGGTTCTTGG